GCCCCAGGGCACGGAGCCGCCCTTCGTGGTCTTCCAGGCCATGAGCAAGGTGGACGACTACTTCGCATTCACGGGAAGGGGAGGGGCCGCGATCTACATGGTCAAGGCGATCGACCGTAGCATTTGGCCCAAGGGGGCGGGGGATATCGATACCCAGATTGACGGCGTGATGCAAGACGCGTCGCTCAGCATCACGGGCCACGCCCTGCTGATGTGCCGACGGGAATCCGATATCTATCTGGCAGAAGACCAGGCGGGAGTAGTCTTCCAGCATGTCGGAGGTCTGTACCGGATAATTGCCGACCAAAGCTAAACGAGGCTCCTGTGTCCACCACTGGATCATCGAACCGGCCGAGGGGAAGACCAGCCAGGGCCGGTGCGAGAAGTGCCAGGAGGTGAGAGCCTTCGATAACTCGATCCCCGACGACCAGTTCAGCTTTACGAAGAAATGACAAGTACGAAGAAGACGGCTGAAGCAGAGGAAGAACCGGTCTGGTACCTGGCACTGAAGAAGCTGCTGATGGTCCAGGGACCGGGCGTCAAGCCGTCGTCGCTCCGGATCCATCGGGGCCAACGGTTCGCCCTGGACGGAGATGAACCGGTAGATATAGAGGAATTGATACGCCTGAAGGCGGTCAAACTTTACGAGGAATCAGATGCGGAATGGGCGCAGGGGGAGCTAGCGAAAGCCCCGAAACCCAAGAGGAGGAACCGTGGCTAGAGTCCATGCCAAGAGCGCCGGGTTGCTGGTCGACGAGTTCGACTTCAGTGGGATATCCAATGCCATGACCCTGAGCTTCGCCGAAACCCCGGCAGACGTGACAGCCTTCGCGGATACGGATATGACCTACGTCCAGGGGAAGCCGACATTCACCTTCGATGTGAACGGGCTCTGGTCAACGTCCAGCCCAAACTATGACGGCGAGATGTTCACGGACCTTACGGCCACGGCCAGGCGGGTGGGCATCTATCCCGGTGGCCTGACCCAGGGGAATGTAGGCTACGAAGGGCCGACGTTGATAAGCGCGTCGCCCCGTGTTTCAACCGTGGGGGATGCCATCGCCTGCAACGTGACCTGGCAAGGTGCAAGCGCACCGTTCAGGTCACAAATCATCCTAGCGAATACGATAACCTGCAACGGGTCAACCGTGGTAGTTAATGGGACTGGCTATAACTCCGGCGTGATAGCGGCGACCAATACGATCATCGGAGTCTGGAGGATGGTTGAATTGGGCGGCTCCGGGACCAATACCATCGCCCTGGAGATCCAGAGCGAAACCAATGACACCTGGGGAAGCCCCACGACCAGAATAAACTTCGGCACCGTGACGCAAAGCACCGGGGCGAATGGCACGTTCATCGTTACCACCGCCACCGCCCCAGGAGCATCTGAATCGTGGTGGCGGGTGAAACTCCAATCATCCGGCACAGGCAGCCGGACGTTCCAGAATTACGTTTCATTCGGCTACTTCGTCACACCATCTTAGGAGGATGCTATGGCAAGGACCCACGGCAAAGATTCCAACTTTTCGTTCAACTCCGTGGCGATCGAAGATGAGCTCAACTCCATCACCATGAGCGTGACGGTGGCTGAATCCGATATCACCGCTTTCGGGGATGCCTACCAGAACTTTCTGGCGGGGAAGAAGGACGTGAGCTTCGACGTATCCGGCGCCCTGGACGCGGACTTCGCCAGTGACGGGGACGCCACGATCTTCGACCACATCGCTTTGACCAGCGGCCCTAAGACCCTTGTCTTTGACCCGGACGGGGCAGGGCCGGATACCGATTCCCCGGAGTACACCTGTACCTCCAGCGGCCTGACCGGAGCGATGGTTTCCAGCTACACGATCAGCCTGCCGGTAGGGGACGCGGCTACATATACGGCCACATTCCAGTGCAGCGGGTCAACCACACGGGCCGTATCGTAAACAGGCCTTAAAACGGCCTACAGGGCCATATGGAATATATCTAGGAGGAATTACCGATGGCTAGAACTCACGGAAAGGATGCCGATTTTTCATTTGATTCCGTAGCACTGGAAGATGAGCTGAGTTCGGTCAGCTTGAACTTCACGGTCCCCGAAGCAGACATCACGGCCTTTGGAGATACTTATCAAAACTTCCTTGCGGGGAAGCCGACGGCGACTGTCGACGTGAGCGGTTTCGCCGACCTGGCAAGCAGCCAGGGCGATGTGACCATCTTCGGGGAACTAGGATTGGAAGGTGAAGAATGGGATTTTGAACCGGATGGCAGTACGGGGTATAACGGTTTTGCCATCGTGACTTCCTACTCGATCACCAGCACTGTCGGAGGGCCGATAACCTATAGCGCAAGTTTCCGGCACAACGGCGGGTCGGCCGCCGCGGACGCCGCTGCCCCGACCAGAGGGTAGCGATAAGGCAGCCCCGCGGGAGGTCTGCTGCACCTCCTGTAGATCCCCGCGGGGCCGCTATCTTTTACTAGGAGAGGCTCATGAAGCCCAAGATACCGACGATCAAGATCATGGCCGACGACTGCGCGATCAATATCGGGCAGGTCATAACGGACGGGGAAGTCATGGATCCCGGGGTCCCTCACTACGTCCACATCGGCGAGTGGGTGGAGATCATGCCGGTCATGGCCGTCAAAGAAGTCATGCAGTTGTCCCGGCTCCAACGAGGGAACGAGAACCCCGAAGGCCTGGGAGAGAGCTTGTCAGAGCTCTGCAAGGAGCTATCGAAACGGATCATCAAATGGAACTGGACGGACCTCGTCGGCGAACCGATCGATCAGCCCTACAAGCACCCGGAGATCCTGGAGGAGCTATCAGCCGACGAACTCTTGTGGCTGGTCAACGCGGCCGGTGGACAAGAGGTACCCGAAACCCGAAAAAAAGGCTCCGCTACCTCGGGGAATACATCCTTGGCGACGGCCCCCAGCCGATAGCGGCGACCATCAGCGTGGTCTGCGAGAGCTTCGGCTGTCTGCCCAGCGAGGTGATGGATGAAGACTGGAGATTGGTCCGGGATATCCTGGACTACAGGTTATTGATGTCAGCGAAAGCCCAACATAATCAAGATGCTTCACAGATGCAACCGGCCCAGATAGAGCTCTGGAAAGAGATGGTGGAGGCGGTGGAATCCGATGGCTGACGCCGCGACTGTATCAGTCCTGATCCAGGCGAAAGACCAGGCCTCCGCCCAGTTCCAGAAGGTCGAAGGGAATATGGGCAAGCTGGCGGCAGGCTTCCAGAAGCATCGCCGCGCCATCGGCCTGGCGGCTACCGCCATCGGTGGGGCCATCACCGGAATCGCCGCGCTATCGGTCAAGTCCTCCCTGGACCAGCAAGTCGGGATCCGTCAGTTAGACCAGGCATTGAAGAACGTCGGGACCAGCTATGACGGGCAGAAGAAGAAGATAGAGGAAGTCATAGCGGCCCAACAACGCAAGACCAACTTCGGGGATGAGGAACAGAGGAAGGCCCTACAGGAGTTAGTCCTGGTCAGCGGTAGCTACGAGGACGCGATGGCCGCCATGATCCCCACGATGGACCTGGCTGCCGGAAAGAATATGGACCTGGGAGCCGCGGCGACCCTGGTGGCCCGTGCTATCAGCGGAGAGGAAACGGCCCTCGGCCGGTACGGGATCGAAGTAGAGAAGGGCGCCGGTAGCACGGCGGTCCTGACTGAGATAATGGCTAAATTCGGAGGCCAGGCCGAAGCCGCCGCCGACCCCATGACCCAGTTGAAGAACCGGACCGGGGACTTATTCCAAGTCATGGGGGATGCCCTGCTACCCGTCCTGGAAACGCTGCTCCCTATGATCGAGAAAGCTATGCGCCGGTTCATCGAATGGACGGAGGCCCATCCCAATCTAACGAAGGCCCTTGCACTGGCAGCCGTTGCCATCGGTGGGATATTGCTGGTCGTCGGACCGTTACTCCTGTTACTGCCCACTATAGCCGCCGCCATCGGGATATTAAGTGGAGCATTTATCGCTTTGAATCTTTCGATGGGGCCGGTGACATTGGTGATTATCGCCGTTGCTGCCGCAATAGCGGCGGGCATCCTGATATGGAAGAACTGGGATAAAATCATCGAGATCGTCAAGAAGGGAGTAGCCCTATTCGTAAAAGGTTTCGTCGAATACATCAAGATGTTCGCCAAAGCTGCATCTGCTATCGCCGGATTTATCCCTGGATTAGATGGCCTGAAAAAGAAGATTGATGAGGGGATCGGGAAACTGGACAACATGGCAGACGGCATGGAGGAATGGGCACATACGGGCCAACGATCATTCTCGGATGTAGGTGAAGCCGCCAGTGACAGCCAACGGGAAATCGCCATGGCTGCGGTAGCATCCCAGGAAGATATGGGTGACGTTGGCAGAGCCAGTGAGAAGATGGCCGTCAATTTCAAGGAAAGCACAGAAGTTGTAATAGCCAGTGCAAAAGGCTGGGGATTTGAGATAGACAAAGCCACGGGGATCACTGAGGAAATGGCGGTCAGGACAGCAACGGCAACCCGTAACATAGCGGAAGCCTTCCAAGAAGCCGGGGATGAATCCATGACCGGCGCACAGGAGATAGCAGCAGCAGCCAGACTAGCGGGAAAAGTTGTTGATGAAGAAACCACTAAGATGGAATCAGACTGGGATGCCTGGATGTCTAGCATGGATAGACAAGAGATACAGTTAAAATCCATTCTGGGCGATATGGATGAGGAAATGGGTTTGATGTCGGCAGGCACTCTAGAACACCTTCTCGATATAGAGTTCGGCATCAAAAAGCATGAAAAGGCTTGGGAGGAATTGCCGGACGCAGTTGCACATGCCGTTGACAAAATCCCGCAGATTCTGGGTGACGCTGATTTTGAACTTCAGAAAACGCTTGATCGTATGGGTGACAAACTCACTGACAATATCCATTCGTGGGGGGATGAACTAGAAGGGTTTACAGCGGAAGAAAACAGAAAGCTGGATGAAGCAAGGGACAGGGCAGAAAAGAAAAGGAAGGACGAAGAAAAAGACGCAGCCGAGGCAGAACGGCAAAGGATGATTGAAAAATTTAAGGGTACACCGCAGTTTGCAAGTATGGCAGAACAGCGGGAGAAATTACGCTCCGTTCAACACGCCCTTGAAAGCCAGAAGGGTGCTTTGCCGTCGATGCGGCAAGCCATCACACAGGCCGAAGCCGGGATGCAACAATACGCTGGTACAGGGTTTGGCGCATCCCAGCGTAGGCAACAATACTGGACTGGTACTGTCAGACCTTTGCAAGATGCTTACCAGCGTCAGACTGAACGAATACGGGCAACAAGGTATCAGATAGAAGCCTTGGAATCCCAAATAGCAAAGAACGTGATTCCTTTGGAGTATCGGGGTATTGCAGAGAATGTGCTGGCGAATGAGTGGATGCGGCCCATGCAAAGGGGCGGCATAGCAACGGGCGGTTTGGCACTGGTCGGTGAACGTGGGCCGGAAGTGGTGTCCTTGCCCGGTGGCGCCAGGGTCCATCCCAGCGGCACCGGCCCCGGTAGCAACCAATTCCATTTTCACGGGGCCGTCTACGGTCTGGAAGACCTACGCCGGGTGGTGGTGGAAGCGGTGCGTGACCACGCCCTTTCCGGTGGCTTCCGTGGGGTATTCGGGGAAGCCTGATGCCGTTGAAGAAAGGGAAAAGCAAGAAGGCCGTCAGCTACAACGTGGAGGAGCTTCGGAGGTCCGGCTATCCTCAGAAGCAGGCCGTGGCGATAGCGATGGCGACAGCCAGGAACCAACGTAAGAGGAAGGCCAAATAGATGGCACGGGGAACGTATGTGCT